GGTGGTTCAATGGGTGCTGCAGTTGGTGGAATGTATGCAAGTGGTAATAAGGCTGGATTAGCTAGTGCATTAAAATTAGCTTTTAATGCTACTATAAATGGAGTTGCGCCAGTATTTAAAATAGGACAACAATTAAAATTAGGATTATTGTCTTATTGGATACCGGGAACACCATTAACTAACGGTGCACTTATTATGGTTAATGCTGGAGTACCATTATGGATAGATTATCCACCTAGTTATCCAAGGGATTCGTTAGATAAATTTTTAGATGATTTGGTACAGGCATTTAATACACATATGATAGGACTTTCAGGAATGATTCCAGGTCCAGTACCAGTACCATTTGTAGGATATAAGGTTTTAGATTAAAAAAAGGAGTTAATAATGAAGAAAAATGAATTGGTTAATATAATAACAGAAATAGTACGCAGAGAAGTTAAAAAAGAAGTTAAACGGATATTTATTAATGAAAGTTCTTCCATGAAACTTTCAGCTGCTATTCCTAAAATTAAATCCAATAAAGTTGTATCAACTAAAAAGATATTACAAAAACCTAAGAAGAAATACGTGGAATATACTAAAAACCAAAGTTTAAATAAAGTTTTAAATGAAACCGTTGGTGGAATTCCACAAGGTGAAGGTGGAGGTCCACAAGTTGAAGGATACGAAGAATATCCAACAATGACTGGAGAAGTATTTGATTCAAATAGGGTTGGTGAGTTAGCCGGTGGTGGTGATGTACAAAGACAAAGAGATATTGCTGCAGTACAAACAGTTAAGGAAAAGGGATTAAATGTTGATGAGGTTCCTGAAGATCTTATGAATGCACTTACAAAGGATTATACTGAAATATTACAGAAATCTGAAGAAATAACTAAAAATAGACGGGGTGCGTAATAAATGCCTAATACAAGACAAGATGATATAAATCCAAACACATGGATAGGTTTAACTTTTCCATTAGGAAGAAATGAAGGTGTTGGATTTTTTAATCAAAGTAAAACATTACAGGAACAAGCAAAAAGTAATTTACAAAACTTGTTGTTGACTATTCCTGGTGAAAGAGTATCTCAACCAGAATTTGGATCGAGTTTACATCATGTCTTGTTTGAACAAATGGATTCTGATTTAAAAACATCAATAGAAGATTCAATTAATGAAGCAGTTGAAATGTGGTTGCCATATGTAACTATTACGAATGTAGATGTTACATTTGATACTGCAAATCCAAATTTAGCTAATGTAGCTATAGAATTTAGTACTACTTTAACACCTGATGCATTTGATGAATTAACTTTAAACTTTGAAGGTGGTAACGTATAGGAGAAAGTAAATGCCAGCTAAAGATATAAAAAAAGAAGTTAGATATTTAAATAGAGATTTTGCTAGTTTTAGAAATAATCTTATTGAATATGCAAAAGTATATTTTCCAAATACATATAATGATTTTAATGAAGCATCACCAGGAATGATGTTTATAGAAATGGCATCATATGTTGGAGATGTACTTTCTTATTATATTGATCAACAGTTTAAAGAATCTCTATTAGCATTTGCAGAAGAGAAAAAAACTGTATATGAAATTGTTCAATCTTTAGGATATAGACCTAAATTAGCATCACCAGCTATGGCAACAGTAGATTTTTTCCAAACTGTACCTGCTATAGGATCTGGAGATAGTGTAAAACCAGATATGGATTATGCATTAACAATTAATGCTGGATCTCAGGTAAAATCTCAAACAAATAATATTATATTTAGAACGTTAGATGATGTAAACTTTAAATTTTCAAGTTCTTATGATCAAATTACTACGGATATATTTGAAGTAGATAATGCTACTAATTTACCAACAAAATATTTACTTAAAAAGAGTACTAAAGTTGTAAGTGGTAAAATGGCTACAGAGTATTTTGATTTTCTTGGAGCAACTAAGTATTCTAAGATTACTCTTGCAAATAAAAATGTTATGGATATTGTTAGTGTAACAGACAGTGATGGAAATGATTGGCATGAAGTAGGATTTTTAGCACAAGATACGGTATTTACAGAAACAGAGAATAATTCATCTACCGATCCAGAATTATCACAATATAATGATACTTCACCTTATTTACTAAAACTTAAAAAGGTTGCTAGACGATTTACAAGATTTATAAACGGAACTGATAAGACTGAATTGAGGTTTGGTGCGGGTATTTCGGACAGTCCAGATGAAGAACTGGTTCCAAATCCAGATAATATTGGATCTTCACTTCCAGGAGGAGCAAACAATTTTGATACTGCATTTGATCCAGCAAATTTTCTAAATACAAAGACTTATGGACAAGCACCACAAAATACTACCTTAACAGTTATATATTCTTACGGCGGTAGTACAGATGATAATGTAGCACAAGGTGAGGTTAGAAATATATCAGATATTTCCTATACAATTGATGATAGTGCGCTCGATTCTGCTGTTGTAGGAGCTACTAAAAATTCTGTAGCAGTTACAAATGTAGTGCCTGCAACAGGTGGTCAAAGTTCAGAGAGTTTAAGAGAGATGAAAGAAAATTCATTGGCATATTTTCAGGCTCAACAAAGGGCTGTAACAAAAGAAGATTACATAACTCGTATATATTCTATGCCACCTAAATATGGAAATATAGCAAAAGCGTATATGGTACAAGATGAACAATTAGAGGCATCTACAGACGCTGTTATGGAAAAAGTTAAAGGTGGGAATGTAAATAAATCAGGAGTATTAGAGAAACCACTTAGTAAGGATCAGGAAGAATTATTAGCTAAGAAATCTGCTACCGCTACAAGGATATCTAATCCATTAGCGCTTAATGCGTATGTTCTTGGATATGATTCTACTAAAAGATTAGTAAGACTTAATCAAGCAGTTAAAGAGAATATACAGACACATCTTGGACAATATAGAATGGTAACAGATGCAATTAATATTAAAGATGCATGGGTTATTAACATAGGAGTTACATTTAATATCTTAACTGCTAGAGGATTTAATAAGCATGAAGTTGTATTGAAATGTATAGAAAAAATTAAAGACTTCTTTGATATAGATAAGTGGCAAATTAATCAACCAATTATTGTTGCTGATTTGGTATATCAATTATCCTTAGTTGATGGAATTGCTGCTACAGTACCACCTAAAGAAAATAATCCAAATGGACTTCCAATAGTAATAACTAATAAATGGAAGAAGGTAAATGGATATTCTGGTAACATATATGATATAAATGAGGGTACGAAAAATGGAGTTATATATCCTTCTGTAGACCCAAGTATATTTGAATTGAAATATCCTAATAGTGATATATTAGGAAAAGCTGATGGAGATATCTAATGCATTATTTTGAATTTGCTCAAAAAGACGCTACATTATATGAGGGTGCAGCTACTCAAAGTGTGAATACAGGCCTCGATGAAATTCTTGAGATAACAAAAGATATGAACGATGCTGCTACAGTAATAAATGTATCTAGAGTATTAATAAAATTTGATTTAAGTTACATTTCATCGTCTGTAAGTAGTGGTTTAATACCTTCAAATGCAAAATATTATTTAAACTTATATGATGCACATCCACAAGAGTTAATCACTTCAGAGTCATTATATGCATACCCAGTTAGTCAATCTTGGGATATGGGTATGGGTAGATATAATGATTCTCCGTGGACTCTTGAAGGTGTTAGTTGGAGATACCGAGATGGTTTTGTTGCAGGAACACAATGGGTAAGTGAAAGTAATAGTACTGGTGGAACTTGGTATAGTGGTAGTGGATATGCAGCATCACAATCCTTTGATCATGAGTCAAAAGATATGAGAATGAATGTTACAGAGTTAGTTGATAAGTGGTTAACATCTACAGTTCCAAATGAAGGATTTATATTAAAGAGGTCAGGAAATATAGGTAATAGTGATAGTACTTTGGATGAAGGTAATAGTATAAAATTTGGTAATTTTTCATTTTTCTCAAGGGATACTCACACAATATATCCACCAAAATTAGAAGTAGAATGGGACGATTCAAAATGGTCAACAGGGTCATTATCCGCACTTTCAGGAACGGATGTAGAGAATTTATTAGTTTATATGAAGGGGTTAAGACCAGAATATAAGGAAGATTCTAAGGTTAGATTTAGACTTGTTGGTAGAGAAAGGTTTCCAACCGCAACTTATGATACCACTCCGTCTAATTTAGTAGTAAAGTATTTACCAAGTGGAAGTAGTTATTACTCAGTTAGAGATGCATACACAGAAGATGTTATTATACCATTCGGAAGTGGTTCAAAAGTAAGTTGTGATTCAACTGGTAATTACTTTAATATGTGGTTAACTGGATTACAACCAGAAAGAGATTATCGTATACTATTTAAAGTGGTGAGTGGAAGTGGAGTTGAAAAATTAGATCAATTTTTTGATAATAATTTCGAATTTAAAGTAGTAAGATAACATGCCTTATACAAAAGAACAGTTAGTAAGTAGTGAACACTTTCAGGACATTCTTTCTGCAAATAGAAGAATGTTTGATGAACAAGTAGAGAGAGAATTCACTGCTATGAAGATAAGTGGATCGAGTGCTAATTCAACACCCACTCTCAGAAACAGTGATAATTCGGTTATTCTTTTTGAAGATCCTGACTTCGGTGGTGGATTAAATAGACCTAATCAATTTGTAGAAGTTCAACAAACAAGACCTATAATGAAAAAGAATATGATTGACTCTACGTTGAATAGAGATATAGAAGAATTGGGTCATTCTGCAGATCAAGGAAAGGGATTATCAGTATCGGAATTTTTTTCAGAATATGAAAGACTTAGAGATGATATTAAAGGTTCAGGTTTAATTGATTCACATCAATATATAGTTGAAGTTAGTCGCACATATCTTTCAGGTGAAGAAGATTCTGAATTAGTTCAATTAAAAGATGATTTAGTATCACAGATATCTGCACTTGAAGATGCACAGAATTCAATAAAAGAATTAGGAGAACAGTTACAAAATGAAATTATTGCTACTCAAAATGCTAGAATTGCATTAGAAGGTGGAACACCACCAACTACTCCAGCTACAGCTGATGACGCAACTCTTTACACTGCATACGTTGCTGGAAATGAAAGTGATTATGAAAATGAAATTCGTTCTTATACTTTTGATGAGTGGGTATATTTTGCAAAACCAGAAGCTGGTAAGGGTTGGGATAAGTTACGTGCAACACATCAACCAGCTAGAGATTGGCCAGATGTTGTTAATATAGAGTTTATATCTGGTATATCTATAAATAGATCAAATTATCAATTTAGAACTGCTGCAAAAGGTGATGATTCACTTTCTTATAGGTGGTATTGGAAACCAATTGGACAAGCGCAGGCACATCAAATAACTGAAGAAGATATAGGATGGGAGAATTGGGAAGAAAAAACTATAACATTGTTAGATCCAGTGTTAGATGAACATGATGGTATATTAACTTGTAGAAT